CAAGAGGTGGTGGTGTCCCACACCCTCTAGTTTGGGAAAGGATACCGATGAGATAAACTCGTCGGTTCCCTTCTGCAATGGATGCACGTTTGTATACGTTCATCCACTGCCGGCACCATGGCGCCACGTCTGTGGCGTTCACGGTTGCATGTTCAAGAGACCCGCGGTGCGCGTGTTCCTTGAACCACTTCCTACATCTCTTCAGCTGAGAGTAGCAAGTATCGAGCTGTATGGCCTCTTCGGTCATCAGCCCGTCCAGGAATTCATCTCCTAAGAGATAGGAGATGTTTCCTAATGTGAACATGTCGAATCTTTCCCATGTCCACACTTCTTCGGGGTAAGCCAGATACCTCTGGACAAATATCCCGTCGACAGTCTTGAGAAGCTCTATCAGCCTCTCAGACCGTGCCTTAATGTTGGGCCTATGGTCCTCAAATAAGGCTTGCAACTGCCGATCAGACATGACCGGATCAGTTGCACCTCTTAGGAACCGATTTATTCGGGTCCGTAGAGTACGCGCCCAAGAACGGTAATAATCACCGTCCGGCGCGTTGCACATCCGCTTGAGGGCTTTCCCCCAGTGGGTGTGAGCATATATGACGTAAAGTTTTACGTCAATATTTGCAATGGAACTGAACCTCACTGAGTTTCTAGTTCCAGTGTTCCAGTTCGGTCCTAGGACTCTCACTGGAAGTGGATCCTGGAGACGGATTCCGTCCCCGGACCATAGGACAGTGCGTGGGTTTTTCCCATGCATCTGCCCTAGTATGCGGCCAGCGTGGATTTTCCACGGGTCTTCATACTTGACCCGGTAGCGTGCATTCGCACGTAACCGTGTCTGCATCCTAGGTTGCTCTATGAGCAACCCGGGGATGTCATCGGTCTCGGAGCCTGATCGCTCCTCATCGATGTCGTACTCGTCCACCTCACCTAAGGTGGTCGCGTCCGCTAAGTCTGCTGCTTCGACTAACAAAGAAGCCAGACTTCCGCTCGGAGCAGGATTATCACCCTGTATCCGACGTACAGTGAGGTCCCTCGCGGTAGCGAGGTCTTCACCGAGCCTCTCTTCGAGCGTAAAGCCCGCCCGAAAGAGGTTATCACGGTTCTTCGTCACAGACGAAGATCCCGCGTGCCGCAAAATAGTGCTCGACGGCACTTGTTTTGTGGAAAGGTAATGAACCCCCTCGGTGAAGGGGGCCAATGCCTCTGGTATAACAGGCACAGGAATGTGACTGTTGTACCACAGGGGTAAGCGTGCCATATCGGCAGCAAGCCCTGCGTGTGATGTCGGTGCACTAGGTAGCACCACACCATGCG